GAAACAAGTTCACGGTGGTGACGCAGACCGTGGCGCAGCTCGCTGTCGGGCTTGACGAACAGAAGCTGTCCTTGAAGGACGGGCTGGAACACGCCAGCGAAGGACGCAAGGAGCTCCACGGCAAGGTCGACGAACTGAAAGAGAAGCAGATCGAGCACGGGAAGGACATCGAGCATAACAAGGGACACATCAAGGATCTGCGCTACGCGTCGCGGAAGAGAACCGGCAAGCTTCGGCGAGCCGAGCCCAGCAGCGACCACTAGGGGCTGGCGAAGGTGAACGGCATGCCGCCGAGGAAAGCAAACAGCTTCCAGACCGTGAACGAGGCTCGCGAAAGCTTTGGCTTCGAGCAGCTGGGCAGGCCTGTGCCTCCGGTGCCGCCAACCCGCCCGGCCCCCTCTCCGCTGCGAATCGTGCCACCGAAGCCGCCGCCACCGCGCAACATCGAGGTTCCGCCCGCCACCGGCCGTGTTGGGCGTGGGTCAATGTGCGCACGCCTGGGAATGGCAATAGGATGGCTGTGCTCGCGCTTCTTGTCGCGTCAATGCTTGCAGGAGTGCGACAGCGGCTGGCATTTCGACGAGGTGTCTGGGGCGGTAGCGTGCGCTGACTGCAACGACGATGCGAGCAAGCCGTATCCGCCACCGAAGGCGGGCGCGAAGCTCTGGCGATAGGGAGACGACATGGAAGGGGTACAGGAAGCAGCAGAGGGCGCGGCGCAGACGGTTCTGGATAGCGTGGCCGCAGACGCGGCCGCGTTCCCATGGGTGACGGCTCTGATCTGTGTGCTGACTGTGGCTCCGGCGATCTGGAGCTTCGTAGAGGCCATCAAGGCGATCGGACTATCGAAGCTCAAGCGAAAGCCGCCAAAGGATGCTGGAGAGCGGACAGTGGTCGGGAAGATCACAAAGAACTGGCCGTGGTATCCGGTCTTGGTCTGGGTCATAAGCTTGGTGGGCGGTGGCGCCGGAGGGCTTGGCATCGGCGCGATCGACGGATTTGAAGAGGGAGAGCTAGGCTTCTGGGGGATCGTGTTCGGTGCTGCGGCTGGAATCGGTAACAGCGTGATCGTTGACAAGTTCTGGTCGTGGCTCTGGGGCCTCGTCAAGGGGTTCGTGAGTCGTCGCCTGGGCAACGGCGGCGAGGAGGGCTGAGGTGTGGGCGGCTATCAAGGGGGCGCTTTCCAAGGTCTGGCTGTGGCTTGTGCTCGCGCTGCTCGTCGCCTGTGGGGTGCTCTTCGCCTTGCTGCGGTGGGAAAAGGCGCGGCGTGTCCTCGCGGAGTCCCGCGCCCGTACTGCGGAGAAGCTCGCCGAGATCCGAGCGAAGCGACACCATGCGGCGCTCGAGGAGCAGTCCAAGCGGCGCGAGGCCGAGGCCGAGGAGCGGAAGCAGCTCGAGGACATCGCCGAGGACAAGGCGAAGGCGGCGGCGGAGCATTCCGCCGAGATCGAGGAGATCGAGTCCGCGGCCGGCGATGACAACAAGGTGCGCGAGGCGCTCCGGGAGGCTCTGCGCCGTGGCGAATGAAGATCGACCAGACAGGGCTGCGGCCATGATGCTTGGGGCTTTGGCTCTGATGCTGGTGGCGCAGTGCGGCCAAGAGGCGTCTGCAGCTACTCCGTGCCCAGATACCGACCCGCAGAAGGTGACCGCCGGCGAGGCGGCGCCGTGCGACGGCTGGGCGATCTCCGAGGGAGACGCGCTGCACATCGCGAAGACGAAAGCGGACCTTGCGGCAGAGCGCAAGGCACACGAGGCCACCCGACAGGAGAGCGTGGTCAGGCTCAGGACGGCCGGGCAGAAGCTCGCAGCGTGCGACGAGCGTGTGGGACGGCTCGAAAGCGCGCTGGACGACTGCGAGTCGATGACAACCCCGGCTGTGCCGTGGCATGAGTCACCGGAGTTCGTTGCTCCCATCACGGCCGTATCGGTCGCAGTCGTCGCCGTCCTGGTAGTCGTGTTGGTCTACGAGACGAAGTGAGGTAGGGCCGTGGCGGAAGCTGAAGAGAAGGTGAAGACCAGCACGAAGAAGAAGAAGGCTTCCGGCGCGGAGGTGGGCGATCTCTCGGGCCTTCTCGGCGACGTGCCGATGGCGGACCTCGCGGCCTGGGAGTTCGACCCGATCCAACTCCAGGCCACCGGCTGGGCAGGCGACATCCCGAGCAATGCGCACCCAGGCACGTACGGGCTGGATTTCCAGACCATGCGCTCCATGTGTCGGTTCCCCCTCGTCGGCGCCATCATCACCCGCCGCGTGCAGCAGATCGCCGAGTTCTGCACGCTACCAGAGACTCCGTGGTCCGTGGGTACGCTGGTCAAGTTGCGCGACCCCAAGGCGAAGATGACGCCGGCTGCCGAGAAGAAGGCGCGCGAGCTGGTCAAGCTCGTCTTCGCGATGGGCGGCAAGCATGGCAACGGCAACTACGACACCTGGATGCGCATGTCGGCGCGCGACTCGTACCAGTTCGATCAGATGGTGAGCGAGAAGATCCGGACGCGCCGCGGCGAGACCATCGGCCTGAAGGCCATCGACGCGTCGACCATCCGCCGAGCGAAGCCGACGCCGGCGGCGCTCAACCGAGGCCGTCTCAAGCCAGAGGAGCGCGGCTTCGTCCAGCTGGTGCAGAACAACATCAAGGCCAGCTGGCGCGAGGACGAGATCGTGTTCGGCATCCGCCGCCCGCGGACCGAGATGCGGACCTACGGCTATGGCTACCCCGAGCTCGAGGAGCTCGTGAACGTCGTCACGTGGCTGTTGAACGCGTCGACCTACAACGGTGTGGCGTTCACCAACGGCATGCACGCGTCGACGCTGCTGCTGGTCAAGTCGGCGATGGAGCCGCAGAAGTTCCGCCAGTTCCAGCGCTACGTGAGGGCGATGCTGACGGGTCCGCGCAATGCCCTCAAGACGCCGTTCGTGCGGCTCGACCCAGACAAGGACGAGAAGATCGAGAAGCTGGACCTGTCAGGTGGCCCCAAAGACCTCATGTGGGCCGAGTTCATGGCGTTCTGGCTCAAGGTGCTTTGCGCGCTGTTCCTGATGGACCCGGCAGAGCTTGGGTTCCTGTATGGGCCCGAGGGGCAGAAGAGCAGCCTGAGCGCGAACGGTCCTGGCGAGCGGATCAAGTACTCGAAGGAGACGGGGCTTCGCCCCATGGTGCGGCTGGTCGAGGGCAACCTGAACGAGGAGCTCATCTGGCCGCAGGATGAGGATTTTCGCCTTGTTCTCCAGGGGCTCGACGTGCTGACGCAGGAGCAGCGGCTAGAGCTGGACATCAAGAAGGTGCAGAACTTCGCGAAGCTTAACGAGATTCGCGACAACTGGGACCTCGAGCGCATCGACAGCCCCGCTGGCGATATGGTGTTGAACCAGATCTACCTGCAGGCCGCTCAGCAGGCCGCCGCCGAGGAGATGGGAGGGGGCTACGAGGGCGAGGAGCCCGAGGGCGGCGAGATGCCGTTCGGCTTCGAGTTCCCAGAGGAGGGCGAGGGGCCGCCAGCCGCGAAGGCCTACAGCCTCGACAAGCACACCGAGTGGCTGATTAAGGGCGTCGAGAAGGCGCTCCGTAGCGGCCGCATCACGACTCCCGACGGGACCATGCCGCAGGGCCCGTGGGTGCCCGTGAAGGCCGACGCCGACGGCGTGCGGGCCTGGGCCGTCGAGGTGGCATCGTGAGGGTGATCGTCCAGGAGAGCTACAAGGACGAGCTGTCGGACAAGAGCCCGGCGGACCTGGTGGCGCTCATGCACAAGGCGTTTCACGCCCAGGCAGACGTCATTGCCAAGGCCCACGGCGTGAGCATGGGCGGCGTGGCCATGGTGGACGAACTGCAGGTCAAGCTGGGGAAGCTCTACCGGAAGCGGCTGGCGAAGCTCGACAAGGACATCAGGAGGCGGTTGAAGCAGGAGGTGCCAACCTCGTGACCGCTCTCCCTCCAGCCGAATCGCTCGACCTGCAGGTGCGCGGGCTCTTCGACGTCATCCGCCCGCACGTCGACCGGCTGGCCAAGGCGCCACAGGATCAGCTGCAACAGCTGCTGTCCGACCTGCAGGAGCTGGTGGCCGACCATCACGACGCGTGGCTCTACGAGGTGTTCGGCGAGGCGTCAGGGCTGCCGCCTGGGCGCCTCACGGAGCTATCGGCCAGGGGCGTGCTGTCGCCGACTGGCGTTGCGCAGACGCCGGCGGGTCACGATCCGTGGCTGGCGGCCATCATGTCGGGGGTGCGCATGGCACAGGAGACAGACCCGGCCACCGTCGACGCAATGCGCAAGTGGCCCGTGAGCCGCTGGGATCAGGAGCTGACAGGGATGCGCGAAGGCCGCGAGGCGGCCGGCATCCCAGAGAGCGCGGCGCCACCGCCGACGCCGCCCGATACGCTGCCGCCGCCACCTGAGCCACCGGACGAGGAGCCGCAGCTGCCGATCCCGGCCCCGCCGGAGTGGCTGACCGACACCGAGCGCGAGGCCTGGATCCAGGCGCGCGTTCGTGGCGCCGAGTTCTGCCGAGGGCTCGGCAACCGCGTCGACGAGGACCTCCGCACAGTCTCCCGCGAGGTCTGGGAGGAGGACGGGCTGCTCGCTGTACCCGAGCTCGAGGTGCGCGAGGAGTACGAAGAGATCATCCGCGAGGAGGTGGCCGACGCCATCGCCCAGGGTGAGAGCGCCAAGAAGCTCGCCAGCCGGCTCGGCAACCGCACGGGGGATTGGGCGCGCGATTGGGATCGCATCGCCCACACCGAGCTACAGGGCGCCTTCAACGAGGGCGTGGTCATCGACGCGATCCGACGCGAGGGCGAGGGGGTGCGAATCGCCCGTGTGCCGGAGCCTACGGCGTGCGAGCACTGCACGCGCGTCTTTCTCGAGGGCGGCGTGCCACGCATCTTCACGGCTGCGGAGCTCGTCGCGAACGGGACCAACGTGGGCAAGCCGGCCAAGACCTGGAAGGCCACGATCTGGCCCGTGCATCCGTGGTGCAGGTGCGACACCTTGGTGGTTCCCAGGGGCTTCGAGTTCGGGGAGGACTGGAGGCTCATGCCCGCAGGAGGGTGAACGTGAAGTGCAAATCCGAGATGTGGCAGAAGGCCTGCAAGAAGTCAGGCTCCGGCGACTACGCCATGCGCAAGGCGTGCTACGAGAAGCTCACGAAGGGGTGCAAGTGCGACCTGGCCGGGAAGTGCGACGCGCCCCCGTTCACGCCCGGCGAGAAGCCGCTCGTGGTGAACGGCGCGATGCTCGAGCACGATGTGCGGGTGCATGGGGTGCAGCCGGCCGCCAAGGGCTTCCAGCTGCTCGTAGCTGACGCCATGGCCAAGGCCGGCGCCTACGTCGGCACTCCGCAGCAGGGCGTCCCCTTCACCGGCCCGTTCGCGCCGCTGGTCCCGAGCAACATGGCTGGCCCAAAGGCCAAGCCGGTGACACAGGACGACCTGCCAGACAGCGCGTTCCTGCTCATCGAGAAGGGCGGGCGCCGGGACTCCAAGGGCCGAACGGAGCCGCGCGAGCTGCGCAAGTACCAGGCGCGAGACGTCAACGGCATGTTCGACTCGAAGCTGCTCAAGGCCTGCGTCAAGAAGGCCGAGGCCGACGGATGCGGCGTTGTGGCGCGCAAGGCGAGCGACATCCTCAACCGCATCGGTGGCAGTGAAGCGTGAGCGCCAGTTCGAGCGGCTGGCCGACCTGGTGAAGGCGGCCGGGCCGCGAACCGTGGTGCGGCGCATTGTGGTTCGTGACGCGAAGGGGCGCAGGCGGTATCGATACGTCGAGGTGAAGCATGCGAGGAACAGGAAGCCAAACCGCGACGAGTAGGCCGGCGTCGTTCACGAGGCTCTGCCGCAAGGCCCTGAGCCGCTACCCGGTGCGCCTCGACCCCGTGGACGCAGACGCACACCTCGCGCGCATCGCCGAGGAGCCAGAGCACCCCTACCAGGGCAAGGTGGACTTCCAAGGCATCGAGATCCACCTCGAGAACAAGCGCGGCACCGTCCGGCGCGGCCACGGCTGGGCGACGCGCATGCGGCACCACTACGGCGAGATCCGTGGCACCCGCGGCACCGACGGCGACCCGATCGACGTCTACGTTGGCCCGAACCACGACGCGCACCGCGTG